TATCGAGCCATTAATCGATGTATTCCGGATCTACAAACTGCCCATTTGTTAGTTTCAACGACTCAATGTTTCTCAAATCAAAATTATCAGTTTGTGTATCTTGTTTGAATCCTATCGTACTGGACCTTGCTCTGTCTGAGTTAATTACTTGTGTAACAATAGTATTCAGTTCTATTGGATTTAAGCCTTTTAACGTGTCAACTAGCCTAAACACAGGCACATTGTCGTCGGTTGCCTTTTGTATAAATATTCCGCTTATTTCTCTTGCAGGGACATCTTCAAACCCTCGTTTTTTAAAGTATCCAACTAATGCATCAAATTCGTTTGAGTGATTCGCCGTCAAGCTCTGCTTTAGTTAAGATCGGCTCATATGGACCGTCTTCTTTTTTCTCTTGTTCTTCGATTCTCGGATCATCTGCACCTCGAACAATAATATGACTTTGATTAATGCCACAGCAGCGTCCAACATACTCTTGTAGTACTTGTGTTGTGGTTGGATACGAAACTTCTACATCATAATAAGTAACTTCCATATTTTGTAATTGTGGAAAGTCTAGCGGACGTTCTTGAATTGGTGTTTTTTTACCTGTTGACATATTAACTAGTGAAAACTTTTCTAAGCATGTCTCTAAGCTATCTACACAATTTTCTGGTAGCTCGCCTGCAACGCCTATTTTGAATTCGTATGTCTTTTTAGATTCTGTTAAAATATCTGCAAATGATCTCATTGTAATTCCTTATACATTATTTATCATTATCCATGCCTTTAAGCTTTTCTAATAAACTGTTGCGATCAGTAACAACATAGCCCTCGCCATTTACAATATCACCGTCTCCGCGAGGATTGCTATCTTTGTCCATTTTTTCTTTTTTAAGCTGTAATTCGACCATTTTTAATTTTTTATCTATTTTAGCAACTTTAGCATCTAGTGTTGTTTTAAGCATAGTTCCAGCTACTTCAAATACTCTACCACTATAACGACTTTCAACATTCATGCCTAGATCCATTAAGTCGTCATATGCAGTCATTGCTTTGTCAGCAACTTCATTAAGCTCTTTATCGGCCATTTCACCTAGACCTTTTACAGCTGGTAATGCTGTGCTGATCTTGTCAAACTCTTCTATATCACGAAAAGTTTTTTCTTGGGCTTTAATTTCTTTCTTTTCTTCTTTCTTTTCTTCTTGCTCTGCTGCTTGAATAATTTCTTTAGAGTCAGGAAGATTGAGAAGATCTTCTAATTTCTTTGTCATGTTGATTACCTAATTATAGTAGTATTTATCGCTATCTTCTACTGCCAGTGTGAAAAATGTCTTGCTCTGTAACTATACGAAATACAACACCTTTTTGTTTGCACCATGCTCTTGCTGCACCCCACTTGGCTTGATTGATGACATAGTGTGCTTGATTGTATTTTGATTTGCCTACTTTTTCTTTGAGTGCTTGATTACTAGGCTTTACTTCGATCAACTCATTGTGTTTTTTACCCGACACATCCATATAACTGATAAAGAAGTCTGGCACGTAGATTGTTTGTTTTCCGCTCAATGGATTTCTATACGGTATACGTATTCCTTCACTTACCCATTTTTCTACACTTGGATGATCGTCACAAAACTTCATAAAATGATATTCCCAGCCGCTACGGTATGTGGGCACAGTATTGCCCATATACTTGTCTGGGTTTTTCATATGAAATTTACCTTGTGCGTATCGGGCCATTAATCGATGTATTCCGGATCTACAAACTGCCCGTTTGTTAGTTTCAACGACTCAATGTTTCTCAAATCAAAATTGTCAGTTTGTGTATCTTGTTTGAATCCTATCGTACTAGACCTTGCTCTGTCTGAGTTAATTACTTGTGTAACAATAGTATTCAGTTCTATTGGATTTAGGCCTTTTAACGTGTCAACTAGCCTAAACACAGGCACATCGTCGTCAGTTGCCTTTTGTATAAATATTCCGCTTATTTCTCTTGCAGGGACATCTTCAAACCCTCGTTTTTTAAAGTATCCAACTAATGCATCAAATTCGTTTGAGTTTATTGCTAGACCGGGAGGTGTTGTTATTATTTCTGTCATGTTAGTTTCCTGATATAAGCTTTGTTGCTAATTGTGCTAATTTAAATGTGTCTGAACTAGAATTAGGATCTTGAGTGGCCAAATCTACAACTGTATCTTGGATTGCTTGTTGAGGTGAATCACCGGATACGATTCCTAACAAAACTGCTGTTCCTGCAAGTGATGCAACATAAGACGGATTGTTGCTTAGTTCGTTTATGATTCTACTGGATGGCAAAATACTAGACACAGAACTACCTGTTGCAGTTGCTTGCGTTGCTGTTGATTGACTATTCCCTCTTAACAGTGTATTGATTACATTATTAAAAGGATTGCTGGAATAATTATTACTTATAAATGTAGTCGTAGTTGCTCCGTAATTTGCCTGTGCAGTATTTTTTGGGATAAATCCTGCTGTACCATTAATTAAAGGACTAGGTGTTTCATCATATCCTGTTACTGGGTCAGTAAAGTTAACTGGCAATTCGTCTTGAATATTACCCTGATTATAAATCACACTCTCGTATGCAACTGACATATTATTTTCCATCATGCCAGAACCGTCGGAATTATCTAAAGTATCATGACCAAACGAAGTTACAAGAGGATTTACTAGAGTATAGGACCACCAATTACGTTGTGCTAATTGATAAATTTTAATATTTGAAAAGAATGCATCTGGCATTCCGTTGTCTAGACCGTACTTACTTAGTGGAGTAATATATTTGTCTCTAGTTCTAAAGTCGCCCGGTTCTAGTCTGCCGTCTCTAAAATAATAATTATAATATTCTTTTATTAATGTACTAGTAGTATGCGAATTGTCGTCATGAAAAACAAACCTACACTCGTCATAATCTATTCTAGTTTGGATATTCTTTTTTCTGTTATACTGTTGGCGTGTTTCTGTGCTCACTCTATAACTAGGTAAATCCACATTTTTAGCCAGTACTCCAATTTGCTTAATATTAGACTGCGTATTTGGTGCTGCTTGTCTAGCTTTTAGATCTTTTAATTGAAATACAACATGATAAAGATATTTGGTTTTAGGAGCATAGGCAAGATTATACTGTGTAAATAATCTACGTGCGTGTGCTGCATCTTTTAAGTGCTCGTTATTCTGCGGATCATATTGTGCCATATAGTATTTATCCATAAAAAAACAGGAACTAAAAAGTCCCTGTTTTTAATTATTATTTTATATAACTTATCTAGCTGTTTCTTGGCCGACGCCTACGATTCCGTTACCGCCAACGCCTTTTTGAATTGCATTATCATAACGAATAGTTAATGAAACTGTAACTGCGTCACTAGTTGCATATGCTAATGTGTTATAGTTTGCTGATTCAATATAGCATCCTTTAAGTTCAAACCTATCAAGTACGCTAGGATCTTTATCACCGTTGCCGCCGTCTAAAATTTCAATCTTAGTTTGGAATTTATAGTTACTAGCTGCTGATGCACTTGCTTGTTCAAAGAAGTCAAATTGCTTCTGCAATTGACTGCCCACTGCTCTTTGAATGTTGTTACTTGCATCTTCACGTAGTGTTAGCGTAATTGGCTCCCACGTGTGCTTGCCTGCTAAGTAAGTTCTTGAATTGTATGCATCAAGTGTGATTTGTTCGAAAGATAGGTTAGGACGAGTTACATCCACAACCTGTCTTTGCAGAACACGTAGACTATCGTCTACTTCAGCGCCGAATAAATCAAAAGCTACTCTAAAACGATACTGTAATTTAGGCATTAACAGTGATGAATTAGCCTCGCCCTCGAACGGTACTGATAAGTTTTGTAATGTTGTTACTGGCATTCTATTCTCCTAATAGTATTTATGTCTTAGCCTAAAGACGCTATTTCGCCTGTGTTCTTAATACGTAACGGAATGTAAATAAACTCAATAGCTTTGACTGGTTCAATAGCTACGTCTAGGTACAGTTCGTTCTTATCAACTCTTGCAGGTGTGTTGTTTGTAGTGTCACAAACAGTTACGAAATCGTAAATGCCTCTTAATCCTACTAGTTCTAGTAAAAGTGCATCTGCTGCTGCTTTTACTTGATCTCTTGTGCCAGCATCATTTGGTTCAAATAGATATGGTCTTGCAAGTATTTCTAACTGTCTACGAAGGTAAACTGTTAGTCTTGCAACATTAATTCTATCCAATGCACTTGCATTTCTAGCGCGAGTTTTCTGTCCAAATACAACTAATCCACTACCTGTAATAGGTGTAATTGGATTAATGTTATTCGAATATAGTACATTACGCTGTCCGTTGTTTAGTGAAATACTTACAAATTCGCCTTCTGAACTCAAATAACCGGTTGCTGTGGCATT